ATCTCTAGCTTCATTAAGTCCTGTTACATCACGTATCATTTGTAAGTAGTATTGATACGTTTGTATTAAGCTTTCTGTTAAAGCTTGGTTTTTTTGAACCTCAGCCATGGCAGCTCTTTCAGCAGCGTCAGCATTAGCGTTAGCTTGAACCTCAATCATTTGTTGTTTTTGAGCTTGCTCTCTTGCTATTTTCTTTTTACGTTTTTGTTTAAGTAAATCATTAGCTAGTTTTAAGTTTTTAATTTGACGTATATCAATAGCATCTTCTAAATCAATACCGCCTTTAGACAAAGCAACTTGTATGTTTTGCTCTAGTTGAGCTTGCTCTTCCTCTTCTGGTTCTAGTTCTAAATAAATACCAAAATCATGAAGATTTATTTTTTGTATTTCATTTAACGTAGCTGTGTTGTAAATTGAAACGCTGTTTTTTAATGAATTTAAAGTTAGTGGAAAGTTTATTGAGTCTGCAACTTTAAGCGATACATTTTCACAAGTTTTAAGGGTAATCCAAAGACTTGAATTAAGTATGTGTTTTGTAGCTATATTAGATTGATTAGCAGCCATTTTTTGTAGTCCTACCAAAGCATCTTTATCTGGCATGCTACCATCTCTAGCTTCATTAAGTCCAGTTACATCCCTCATCATTTGTAGGTAGTACTGGTAAGTATTAGTTAAAGAAGCTATTTTAGCTCCTCCAGACGATGTTTGTAATTCTTGTATTGGAACTTTACCTCTGTTCATGTCACCATCCTGAGTCATTGATCTACCAACGATACTACCAGTTTGGAAATACATGTTTAATGCTTCTGCTGGGTTATAGTTTGTACCATTACCTAAATCAACTTCTGCTAGACCATCAGCATCAAGGTAAACACCATCAGGCACCATTCTTGAAATAACTTGCTGTAGTTTTAAATGAGTTATTTGAATCATGTCTGCAAAACTCATCATTCTACTTACGTGTGATTCAATTCTACCTTTATACAATCTTGGTGCACATATAGAGTAGTTCATGTTAACTTTAGTAGAGTTAGCAAATGGTCTTGTCATGTTCTCTGACATCTTCCATTCTAACATCTCTTCATGGCCTAATATCTTAGCACCAGTATATAAAACCTCTATACTTCTTTGAACTTTCTTAAAAGTGTCTGCCTCTGGTGGATTAAAAGTATCTTGTTTTTCTAAAGCTTTTTCTAAACCATAAGGAGTGTTTTTTATTTTCCACGTCTGGTTAGTGTATGTCTTATATTCAAAAAATAAAACTTGTATACCATTGTTATCCTTACCGCTCCAGTTCCTAGTGTATTGAGTATTACCTGGGAACTTTTGTATTCTCTCTATTTGATCAGGTGTAAGATGTGGAAATCTTTTTACTAGTTCTGGTAAACTAATAGATTTTACTTCACCTACGTAATACAGATCGTCAAAGTTAGGATCTTCTGTATAAGACCAAACTAAATTAGCTGGATCAACATAGTCTATAGTTATACCATTAGCCTTGTTAAAACCAGTTTTAGTAGCAGCTATACCAAGTACAGCTAAGTCATAGTTAATCCTTCTTTTTACTAAGTCATATTTGTTTTTATCTAAAACATTATTTATAACTTCTTCTTCAGCAACTTCAACAGATTGCTTATAATCTAATTGCATGTGAACAGAAAGTTCTTCTTCTGTTCTTATGTCTAAATCTTTATTGTTAGTTAAGTCAACACCTGTGTTTTGTTTTATAAGCTCTATTAACTCTCTTTGTTTTAAATCTTGAAAAAGACCATCAGCATATTGAGTTCTTTTCATTAAAGACTCAGGATCTTGAGCAAAAGCTTTTATATCATAAACTCTATCAGATATACCATTTACTAATATGTCTACAAACTTAGGTATTATTGGTACTGGCTTCCAATCTAGGTTAAGGTATGATAAATCACCGTTTATAGAAAGTTCGTCTTTGTATTTTTGTATAGACTGTTCTCCTCTCGCATATAATCTTCTTTGGTGGAATTGAGAGTAATAAGTTGAAAACATATTACTGCTAGCGTTTTGTATGCCGTTATAGTTGCTACCAAACCATTCGTATTCTATAGCTCTTCCAACCTGCTCTCCGTATTCTATACTTTGCTTTTCTACATCTGGTACTACCTGATCTGGAAATGCACTATTGTAATTAACGTTAACCATCTTTATTCTATTATTTTTGAATTAAATCCATTGTTGTCATATCTTCTTATACCTAAATTTAACTTCTTTACTGACCTATCAGCGACAGGTTTGTATAAATTCCTGTTACAACCCATAACAGCTAAACCAGAGCTAATACTAGCATCGTGTTTAGTTCTGTTGTTTATGTTGAACTTTGCCCAGTCTTCTAAAGTCTTCATGAAATACATATCACCGTAATTTCCTTCTTCCTTTAGCCCAACGTAGTTTTCTATATAAGATTCTATTGCTGCAGCGTGAGCTTGTTTAATGTCTTCACTTGAGTTTGGTATACCACCTATTTCCTTTTCTGTTACAGAGAGCTTATTCCAAATCTTATCAGGCCTGTTCATTGAAAAAGCCCTATAACCTCTTCTTTTCAAGTAATAAAGTAATCTTGGTTTATTGTTCTCTGCTAGTATTGGCATACCGTAGAACACTAATGCCATTAATACTTCTTCAAAAAACATTTCGGCAGTCTGTGGTCTAGCTATATATTCTAAGAAAAAATGGTTTGGTGGAACATCTTCCATACTGAACTTAGTAAGCCCGTGAAGAGAACCATTAGAACCTTTACCATCTACAGTTCCACTTATATCGTAGCTATCACAACCAAAAGCCCCAACGTGTTCGTTACCAGGACATTTGACCCCATCCTTTAGTATCACTCGATTTTGTAGGTTTTTAGGTGGAATCCATGATATTTTAAACCTACCATTTTTATCTGGCATAAATGTAACCCTAGTATCTTTAACTCCGTTTTCCCATTGAAAGCTACCAATAGTTACATTAGCAACATTATTTAAGTCATCGTTGTAGTCAACTTGCTCATATATCTTAACTAAATTAAATATACTTTGCTTTGTTTCGTCTCTGAAAGCGTGAGCTTCTGTTCTTGGAAATTGACGATAAAATTCATTTAAGCTGTCTTGATCATCTTTTAAACCTTCAACCTCATTCTCCCAAGACTCTATTACACCTAAATCTATAAGTTCGCCATCAATCCCAAGTACGGGTTTTCTTGGTGTTTTGAATACAGGTAGTCCATAAGTATCAATGTAGCCTTCGTAGGACCATTCCATAGGTATGAACAAAGAATATAATCCCGAGCTTGTTTGACCATTACGGTTTCTATTGGTAACATCTGATGCATAATATAATTTTTTAAAGTTTTCACCACCTTTGTCTAATGCGTTAGAGGTTGAACCCATCATACATTTACCAACAATTCTACTACCTAGTCTTAATGTTGTTTTTGTAACCCTCCAGTTGTTTAGTATATTGTCTGGTCTTTCCCATTTACCACTTTCATCGTGAGCTAACAGTGTCAGCTTTTCACCATCATAACTATTGTCTCCAGTGTTTTTCCAATCTATAGTAGTATCTAAACCTTTTATATCTAATAGTTTCTCGTTAGCTTCAAGTTTTCTTCTCGTGAGTTTTGACGCTGGGACCCTATATGCCAATTCAGTTTTAGGGCGATCCATACCATCTTGTATCGGTTTGAAGAAGAACGGATAGTTAACTGATATGGGTACGACTTTATCAGTAAACATCTTTTTTGCGTCCGATCCTGACTTAGAGAGTATACCATATCTTGAATCGCTTGAGATTGTCGCTTGGTTAACGAGCTCTGCTGAAGCCATAAAGGAAAAACCCGATCGTCTGTTTTTAAGATAGCACATCCCATAACATCTCTTATCTGCTTTACAGGCTTCCCAGAAGTAGAAAAATAACTTATTTGATTCTCTATAATCAGCTGATCCAACGTCGATCTTTGACCACTGCAGATACATGTAATGAGTACCAGTAATATAGTTAGGAAGACCGTTGTTATAAAACCAATGACCTTCGTCTCTGTGTTTAAATTCTTTATCAATGTAATCATACCATTTTTCTTTGAACTCTGCAGGATATTTATCCCAGTCAAAAACGTTTTTTATTTTAGTAAGTTCTTTCGGGTAAGGTTGTTTTTCCCAGTATTGCTCGCTTTTGCTTTCGCTTCGTTTAAACGGTTCATCGACTGCTGGTAAAGCAATGCGGAGATTTTGTATTTCAATGATCTGTCCAATTTTTCCAGTTTTGCTTATTACTATAAAGTCGTATTCTGAGTTATAACCGTACTCCCAATGCTTGAACCTATTTTTCTTTTTAAATATCTTAGGGTTGACTATATCATCACTGGGGATAACTTTGTACAATGTTTGATTGTAACTCATTTGCTTCTCCCTTCTGCAAATCCTCTAAAAGATTTTTCTTCTTTGTTTTCTTCTCTAGGTTTGTTTTCTAACATTTTTTCTTCTTCTTCCATTCTATTTAGAATTTCAAAAGCATCAAATATTGCTAGCTTTTTAGTAGCTGCTGCATTTTTTAATCTATCAGCAGTGACATCGTCATCTGTATCTACTATTGGTTCTTTAGCAACTTTAATTAATTCTTCAACCGCTATTCGCCCAGCTTGGATTATACTCTTCTTGGTTTTCTTTATATCCATGGTTAATTACTATATCATTAGATTTCATACAATATAATCTTTGATCATCGATCAAAAATTCAAATTCACTATATGGAGAAAAAGTTATTAAATCGTCTTTTTTAACTCCTAAACTTAAAAGTCTTTTGTTTGTGTATTTTACTACACCAGTTAAAGGCTTTTCTTTATCAATGCTAAACTCATCTTTATTGACAACTGGCTTTACAAAACAATAATCTAAATTAGGTTTGTATTCACCGTCTCTCTTGTAAAGATAAACTTGATCAACAGTACAAAAGTACTCATCATCTTTAAAGTACAGAGAGCTGTTCTTTTCAACACCTCTCATGTCGTACCATCTTCTAAAAACGTTGTGATGTATTACAACTTCATCACCTGGTTTTATTTCTGTTTTGTAAGCTATTGGTACACTTACTACAATAGCTTTCTTACTAACAAATTTATGATCTTCTATACTAGTGTTTATTATTAACTCTTTTTCACCAACTTGCAAAACATTGTTATACCTTTCCTTGAAGGGTTTAACTATAAAGTTGTATACAGAATTCATTAGTACTCTAAATCAAATTCTACAGCTATAGCCATATTGGAGTTAAACTTCTTCCACGGTAAAACTTCATCGTTTTTTTTAATGTATATTAAATACTCACCTTCGTTTTCTGAGTTTGTAATATCACATATAACATGTCCACCATAAACTTGCTGACCAACAGAATAATGCATTGCTTCGTTTTTATAGTCAGCACCAATACTAATTTTCCTTATAACATTATGCATTTTCTTCAACTTTATCTTCAATAAAAGTATAAGTGCCATCATCAACATTAATGTTGATTGCACCATATTCTTTTTCTATATCTTCTTTCATTTTAGCGTCTCTTTCGTTTATAGATTTTATTTCATGCAGGAAAGCATGTTTTTGAGATTCTAAATAACCTATTGAAGTTAATGTTTCTTTTAATTCG